AGAGCTTGTTCGGTATCTGTACCATCTTCTGTTCATTCCTAAATACATCCAGACCTTATCTCACAATGGCTTCTCCCGAACTTCCGCCGCAGCCCGATGACGACCTCATGCTGCCATTCTCGGAACTCAGAAATGAGGTCACTGATTCCACCCTTTCGGAGTCTATGTCGGCATTGAAGGGAAACAAGGTCACTCTGCCTGACCCTAGCTCGAAGAAGAGCAAGAAGAAGAAAGCGGCCGCTGCTAAGCGCGAAGAAGGACAGAGTGCTCAGACCACTCCAAGGGTCTTGCCTGCGTCCCTCAGCTTGCCTGAAGGGCTTGAGGACGCTCTTTCAGCCGCGCGTGTGCAGCGCTCACAGCAGACAAGCGTGCAGCCTGACCCTGCTACTCCTCACGATGCGGGTGTAGCTGATGACAACGAACTCATGGCACGGATGATGAACGATCCTGTTCTGTTCGTAAATGAAATGAGTGGTCGAAGCCAGGTTTTGCGCGTTGCAACATCGTCTCTTACCGCACGAGTTGATGACCTCGAAAGAACGATCACTCAGTTGCGTACGACCCTGACTCGACTCGAAGCTGAGAACTCCGACCTTCGCAGCACCATGACTATCCTAAGCGATGACAAGGTGAGATCGGAAACTCGTCTCGAAGATCTCAAGAAGGACTTTGCAAATCTCCTCGCTGTCCAAGACGTGGATCACAAGAAGCGTACCGATGATCTCTACATGGTATACAAAGATACTCCTGACATCATCGAACGGGTGACTCGCCGCGCAAATGACGTAATCGCAATGCTGCCTGCCGATGTGAAGACCAGTCTTCAGCAGGTCACACTCACCCCCAACGAGGCTGCGACTCTCGGAGTGATCAAGAGCAAGACGACCACTGCCCCCATCAAGTTGTCCAAGGCTGCCCGGAAGATGTTCAAGTAAGTGGTATGTGATCTGGTTGGACTCTATTTATAAAAACTTAGGAGCAACATATAGATTCCAACACACACGCACTTGACATCTTATACCGTCGCCAGTCAACAACATGCCTCGCCCTATCCCGCCCTCCTTCGTCGATCAGGACACGTACGGTGTCGTCGCAGGCGCTGACGCTCGCAATGTGCGTACTCTCCAGGTCCCTGCCGACTACAAGGTCGGACTGACTGACCTATTCATCGGTCGCGAGCTTTTGCCAATCAGTTTGGCGATGGCGGGTCTCATTACTGCGACCGACCCAGAGGACGTGGCAAAGCTCGTTCTGGGTGCAATTCTCGCCGCATCGGGTACACCGGCAACTTCGGCCCGTATCTCGACCTCTTCCATGTTCGACGCAGGAGGATACAAGAAACTCGCTGACTGGGTTCGCCGCGAGATCTTCCGCATCGACGACAGCGGAGATGCCATCCCTGATGCCGCTGATGCGAACAGCGACACTCCGATTCCTCGCCCTGGAGATGACTGCCTGCCAGGATGGTACAGAGGTCTCGACGTGAACTTGAACACCTTGCGTGATACATTCGAGATCGATGATGTTGAGAAGGTCGCGTACGCTGGCATCTTGGGCTTCGCTGTCGGAAAAGAACCGACTGCCGAGAACTTGTCGGCCTTCAACGCCAGACGTCGGAACGCGGTCCGCTCGTTCCTTACCGCGGACGAACTGACCCTCTTTGTTGATGACTCCCCGTTCTTGTCGCTCGAGATCTTGACCAAGGTTCATCGATGCATGAACTCGTTCATCGAGGATCGTGCAGCTGTCATGTCAGCGGTCATCGCCAACGACCGGGCACTCATCTCCGGCAATCCTCGTGTCTTCTACACTCTGTTCCGACTGAGCGCAGGATCTTCTCTCAACCCCATCTTCATCATTGCGAAGTTTGCACGCAAGTACAGGGCCCTTTACGCCGAGCTTCCCGAGCTCGAAACTGAATACTGGGCTGCTCATAAGGCGATCGAGAAGTTCACGTCCATCAACGAACGCGAGCGCTTGTACCAGAAGGTTATCTTCGGCAGCGCGTATGTTCCTGTCGAGCGTGGCGACATCCAGAACCTTCTCGGAGTTGCAGCCTTCGCCTTGTCCAAGACCGAAGAAAACTACGAGAACTACAAGGGAGGCGTCCTCAGCGAGAAGCATCGCGAGGTCATCAACACCGTTCTCGGATCGGCCAATGAGGCTACTGCCGAGGAAGATGTCGAGGCATAGATGCGCACTACATCTGTAACCATCCCGTCACCGTGAATGAGGCCTATTTATAAAAACTTAGGAGAAAATACCGTCAATATGGACGACATCGCACGCTCCTTGTCTGTGTACAACCAATCTCTCCAACTCTTTATGGAAGTCCTTACTCGAGTACTAGACACTGCTTATGAATCAGTCGAGGTATCGTCTGAGGAGGACTCTCGAGTGACTACACCGGACTCTGACGCAGAGAAAGAGCAGACCCTCGAGACGAACTAAGCGACTACTGTTATCGCTGACTATTTATAAAAACTAATACTTAAGAGGTAATACACATTATCCTGCATCATGGTGCAAATCGACTTGTCTCACTTATTCGAAGATCTCCGCCCTGCGCGCGCAGATGCTCCCGCCGAGAAGCACTTGCAAAGCCCCATCACCGTCTCTTTGCTAGAGCGCGTTAGGGATGTTATCGAGAAGTGTCTCGACGAAAAGGTTCGCTCTCCAACCTTCTCGTCCCAACGCGCTTTGCCACCGTACTCGGTGCGAATTCTTGCTTCTATTCTCACCAAACAACCACACATGAACTACTCAGGGATTGAGTATATAGTACGACCAGTTCTGCGCGATTTCCCGGGAATGAGTCGAGCTCCTCCAATTCTCACCCCAGAGCTATATCCCGAATACTTAAAACGCACACTTAAAATTGACTCAGAGCTCGATGACGTTTACGCTGAGGCCTCGGACTTGTATAATACTGAACTCGAAGCGTATAAATCTTGGGCGACACTCCCCACTATAACCTCTATGATAGACTCGCTGATTCAAAAACCTGTAACTCCCTCCAAAGCAGCACTACGTTGCTACGCAGAATATAGGTATTGGGACTTTCTCGTCGAGGCATATCGTTCTCGGAAGAAGACCAAAAAGTTTGGATCGCCTCCGATAACGATAAAACAAACGAAATTTTTTGTGTACAACGGATTCCTTGTAGAGCAAGAAGGGGACAAGACAGTCGAGTCTGTTAAAGACGGAGTGAGGACCTTGCGTGCTCCCCGTCGTTGTTTAATGACGTACGAACAGATCCAAATGCTTCAAGACGCATGTCTAGCTCGGTTCAACGCATATCTTGCTCTTAACGTAGGGATGCACAACTCAAATCCATCAATGGAGTTGTACTTTACGAAGATATTAGAGTGGCAAGAGCAAGTTCTCGTTGCGTACGGAAACGATGGGTACGAATTGGTCAAAGGTCCCGAATCCATGACGAAGACTATGCTAACACTTATGTCGGATGGGGACATCCTGGGAAAATCGTCGTTTGATCGAACTGCCGACAAGATGCGCGAAAAGGAACGCAAACTTCGGTCAACGCCAGAAACTCCATTAACCGATAAGCTCGTGTCGCTTCTTACGAGCGTTCCAGATCTCGACACGATAGTCGAGTTATTCGGGTGCACGAAAATGTCAGGTCATCCGATAGTATACGCCTCTCGTTCGGCACAGTCAGTCAAGGCCGAGGCACTGCCTGTAGGTAAAATCTTGCCTACTGCAGTTAGAGACGTGACATATCATTTCATTCACCTGGTCTTACAGAAATACATCACAAAACACAAGGTGTGGCCAGTATTTAAGAAGAAGCACGAGCCCGTCATCGGGACAAAGTTGTACGAATTGTGGAAGTCGAACTCGATCAAACTCTTGCCGAACTCGTACCCGCTCTCCGACCTAGACGGCGTTAAGTTTGAGAAGTTTATGGAATTCGACTACACACCGGATTATCTAGATATGATAGATGATAAATCGATATGCCCTGGAGCGCAGCATGCTGCTGCTTTTTGGCACGGAAACGAAAAGGGAAAACGACGACTTCTCGACGAATTGATTTCCAGACGAGATGTGGATACTAAGGCAATTGTCGATAGAATGAGACAGGGACAGTTCCACATCGACGAGAGAATTGTCGAGTTAACTCAAAAGGAGCGTGAATTCAAAACTGCCGCACGATGTTTCGCTAAGCTCACATTTGAGGTCAGAATGTTCTTCGTAATAACGGAAGCCAATTTAAAACGCTTCATGGGAGGCGATACAGGAGATAATGGATACATGCCGCAGCAGACAATGACGATGAGTAACACTCGATTAAGAGAGAGACTATACAACTTGACGAAGAATAAGGTGCGCGATAACACTTGCCTTATCGAGGTTGATTTCTCACGGTGGAATCTCAAATGGCGTGGAAGCACGATCAATCCGATAGCACGCGTGTTAGAAGACATCTTCGGTCTTCCAGGTGTATTCAGTCAAGCCCACGCATTCTTCGACTCGTCAACGATCGTACTTACAGACAAGCACTCGTGCCCTCCTGGGGTTAAGAAAGGCATGCACGCCTCTCAATGGCCTGAGTCCGACCTGGTATGGAGAAACCACCGTGGAGGATTCGAAGGTCTCCAACAGACTCTATGGACGATCGGGACGATCTCGATGATCTACTACGCGTTGGCAGAAGAACAAGTAACTTTCCAACTGGCCGGACAGGGGGACAATCTTGTGGGCTATCTAGTATTTCAAACACGATTACAACCAATCTCTGTTCAGCTGCAGCATCTGTTGCGAGCACTAGACAGGAGGTGCGGATATCTAAATCACGAGGTGAAGCCGGACGAATGTATCGACTCGCGGACGGTGTTGACATATGGAAAGGAAATTTACGTACGAGGAGTCCATAAGTTATACAGCTTGAAGTTCTCCTCTCGCGCGTTCGCGAGACTCGACTACACGTCTCCCTCGCTAAGTAAAGAAATCGCATCTCTCGTCTCGAATTCTATCTCAGTCGCAGGTAACCTCTATGTAACTCCAAAGGCAATTTTATGGAAACACCTTCAAGTGTTATTCTTCCTGAGGAGACGACTCGCATCTCGAGTGTACTCTGCGGAGCATCCAAGCATCAAAAGGTTACTCAAATCAAGAGCGTCACGACAAGCGCTCCTTATTCCTGGATCACTGGGAGGACTTCCAATGATGCCGTGGACTCGCTACTTCAGTCGAGGAGAGACTGATGATCTCTCTTTCGACGTTGCCGCTATGCACTACCTGACAAAAAACGTACCTGCACTCAAGAACTACATGAGCTTGCTGTGCTCTGGAGAGTTCACACCAGAAGAAGTCAACGTCGCTAATCTCTTGTCGGATCCCCACTCGATTCCGATCGAAATGCCAAACGATGCTACTGGATTACTATCGAGAGCGATTGCCGACAAGCTTCCTGGGATCGTCCGAAACAAAGACATAGCCCCACTAGTGTCAACGAACTTAGACTCAGTTGGACAAAACTATAAGGAACAGCTCGCCAAAGTGAGGCCCCTATACCCGCAAATTATGTCAGACTTATATAAGCTTACGCCAGCCGGAATCCGTGAGAAGACTCTCAAGCGCTTCACGATGACACGAACCATAGAGAAAATCATGCCAGGTTTTAACTTTAGTGAAAAAGTCATGAAAGCCGGTGCACTAACGGTAAACGTGGTTCTAGATAGACTAGAACTGGCACAAAAGACAATTGGAGCACAACAATGCTCTCCCTTTGAGACTACAGCTAAGCTACGCAGTCTCTGGAAAGTAGAACTCGATAATGCTCATATTGGGCTATATACCCCCTTCGATTTTCAGTTATCCGTGTTCACTCCGAAGCTAGATACGATAGGCGTGTCGATCAAACCCGAAGCACGCATAACTTCCAGTGTAGGCGCGGCACCCCCCAACTTCGGAACCGTGACAAAGCAAAAAACGTCGAGCAAGGGATATAAAATTGTTAACTGTAACTCGACAATGAGAGACCTCAAGTCCGCAGCGCTCATATTCTCAGAGCTCGATGGCGATAAAAGTTTAGAGCCTTTGATAGACTCGCTTATAAGAGCTAGATCTCCATGGAGCCTCAAGCAAGTCGCACCGTTATTTCCTTCGGTATACGGCGGAACGGCAGTCCATCGCCATGCTGCCTCGAAACACCACTTCGGTGTCCTAGGCAGTTGTTCTGTACCAACCCATTTGACCTACAGCTCAGACCGAGCCGGGATCTTATCAGGAGGAGAATTCGATTACCCGGTAGCGTTCCAGACACTTTTTTTGACGTTGGCGAATATCATACAAAATATGGACGCCACTGGGAGTACTGCAGGTACGACATCACTTTGCTATGTTATTCCGAAGGAACTCAGACCCATCAGTGTCACGACGCCGGACTCGATTCCAGACATCAGAGCTCCGACGTGGCCGAGTTTAGTAGGGAATAAACTTGCGTACGTCGATACAATGTTCTCTTCAGAGACGTATCAAGTACCTCCGCCGGATGTCATAACCCATCTCACATCTCCCCCGCCGGATATTGACTTAGTCTTCTCCTATCTAGAGAGCGTCGTGCTACCCAAACTCGACGGAAAGAAAATATGGGACGGCATCCGAGACCCGTATGATATGTTCGATTTTGCGGAGATATCACGAATCTCGCCTTATGCTGTCGAAAATGCGATCGAATGGGTAATTGCAGGAGAAGTATTTTATGACTTGCTTAACTCAACCTCGACAACAAATTTTCAACTAAGCTTGAAGGTCTCCCTCAATCACTTATCCACATTATTTGCAGGTATGTGGATCCGTATACGACTTCATACCATGTTCCACGATAGTGAATATAACATCGCGCGTCAAATAGGACTAGATCCTGGAGACGAAGGGCACAAGCGAGCTGTACAAAACATGGCCACATTATTCCGACGGCATATCCGGGAGGCGTTGGAAGCGAGAGACACGTCCCTCCTCCCTACAAGAATTCTGTTTGCCGACTGGAAAAAAGATGTCGCCAGAGTATCCGTGAAGAGGCTGATCCTGGCACATGTGTTTGGAACTTACCCCTCTTGTGACTCTACCTCACTGCAAAAATGTATAACGGAGACATCGCCGCCCAGAGAACTGCTTCACCGAGACCCAGCTGCGTTCATATATCGCATCTCGCAAATCACTTCCAGAAAGATCCACGGTACGGTATACACGCTTCCCCATTTGCCCGTAAGATATTACCATCTAGAGGCACAAGAAGCTCTGCGAGGTATTCGACGTAGAGATAAAATAAAAACGGACTTTGCCCATATCCCTCCCAAAATCAATGTGTCGAATCTAGGAACGACTAAGTGGAGTATCACAGAGGAGTCAGGCTTTGCTCTTCCAGAACAAACCCACAACGTGAGAATTCCTCCGGAAGATCGTATGCGTGTCTTAAGACGACGAAAATTAGGCAAGGTATCGCCTCTCTACTCTGACTGGAAGCCCGTGTTGTCATCAGTGATAAAGCGAGTCGACGTAAATTGTACTGTAGTTCACTCCATAGGCGTGGGGCGCGGGTCCGTGGCTAGATGTCTAATCGAACTCGGCATGCAAGTCGTCGGGTATGACCTCATCTCTACATTCCCCACTGTGTCGCATCGCAGTGCCTCGTACATCCCTCCAGAAGTCGCGCAATGCGGTCTCTCCAAGAAATTCACATGGTCCAGTCACACGTATGAGACGGACGGGAATATTTTTGACGGAGACTTAGACTTCAATCATGAGATTAAGCCCACTCTCGTGGTTGACCTCGATGTGAATCTGAAAGATCTTTTACGGGGTCTGGAAAGAATCAATTCCGGAGCAAGACTCATACTTCGGCATAGAGGTACAGTAGATGAGATGAAATATCTAATCGACATGCTCAACCCCCATAGAGTAATATGCTTGCTAGTAGTAGACAAAGAGCCAAGAGACTGTGTGTTCGAAGTAGACTCATTCTCTGGAGTCGGTTTGGCGAATTTCCAACGCATCCAGTTTACCAAGGTAGCAGAAATTACCTACCGTTGCTTAGATAACGAACTGTTGGAACAACTCATCAATGTGGATTCTCGGGTCAGCAAAAGTTTAGAGATTGCGTTGGACATCTCTCTGCAGCAAGTCAAACGATTACTCGTCCAGGTAAAGTCCGAAAAGCGTCCAGAGCAACATCTATCAGACGTTTGGAACCTGCTTGCAAACCGAGAGACATCACGTCCCGAAGGAAAGCAAATGCGCATCAGGAGTGTGCTCATGAATATCCTTGAATATACCGACGACGACTAACGACAATTCCCCGGTGGATATCTATAAAAACTTAGGAGATGCCTTCTTTCAAAGAGAAATTCGAAGTCGTCAAAGCAGCACTCTCCAACATGGAAAGCCGAGTGCTGATCAGTGAGGCTCGTCTTCGAGAGCTATTGACCCGAATCACCGAGTTAGAGGAGGAAGTCTTCGGGAAACAAGGTCAACCAACCGACATAGACCTCCAGGTAGTCCAAATCAATACGCAGTTAGACGAGATACAGAAGCTGCTCGGAATAGACACCAGCCTCAAGCTGACCAGTTCCGAGAATTCGACTGAATCCATTTTCTCAGAAATGTCAAAGACATTACACGTTATCACCCGTCATTTGCGAGAGTCTTCTGTAAGAGCATCGACGCTCTTGAACGGATTAGTAGGTCAGCCTGCATCGAAACTGTTGAACCGAGGCCGTCGTGAGGCTATACGAAAACAAAGCATCACATCTCTCGCATCTTCCCTCGCACAATCTCCACCACGAATCCTTTCACCGCCTCGAATTCCCGAAAAAGGCCATAGCCGATCCGGGTCTTCATCTACGAATAAGTAGCAGAACGACTCTACATCGATTGTATTAGAAAAAACTTATGTTTAACGCGCAGTTCCATTGGTTGAGTACATGTCAAGTTAAAATCAAAAGAAATAAGCCGTCATACACCCATCAACGTAGTCGCAGCGATTGGAAAATCGACATCTTATCGATACCCATTTCCGAACGTAACACTGAAAACTTAAAACAGTCACAGTCGGACACATTCACGTCAACAAGGTCGAGGCGAGTTGGCTCTAGCCAAGTATCCCGTAGGAAGGTATGATTAATGTTTCTCAGTAGGGAGCGACAGCACACAAG